GATCAATATCCTTTACTGATGGCAAATTAGTACTGAAGATAAGCTTCTTGTTCTTTGTAGTAATCAAACCATCGCCGACGTTAAGAAACTTATGCATAACAGTGTTGCCTTCGTTTCTACTGCCGAGAAAGTTGTCTGCATCCTCTAACACCATGATGTTATTACTACTTTCAATGAATCGAGCAAACACATAATCTTTTTCAAGTAGCTCAGGATCATAGGTTACAATAGCACTTGACTTAGTATGCTGCAGAAGACCTCGAATGAAAGTAGTCTTGCCTGTACCTGGTGGTCCGATCAATACAAGCACACTCGCAGATGAATGCATGTAACGATCATAGTAATCAATTAATTTTTCGTCACCAAGAAATGGATACATTTCTGATACAGGAGTCTTATCTGTAGTCAAAGGAACAGTTACATTAGAACCATCTGAAGAATACATCCACTCAATAAAAGATTCAGCAATGTCAAAATTATCTTTAAGTGTTTCTTCGAAATTCTTAATAAAGTTAATTTCACCAATAAGTTTTACTGAGATATAAGTGCTGCTAATGTTAAATTTGATAATGGCTTCATTAAAGAAGATTGCACCATGTTCTTCACCTGATTGAAAAATACGAGTACGACCTTCGGTGTTATTAGCAACAAAGCTTTTCCAATCTTCCATAGAACAAAGAAGATGTAATGACTTAAATTGTGTGTCCAATCCAGCATATGCTTTTTCAAGCAAAAATTCTGATACAATCACATCTTCTGCATCAGTAGCTGCTAGAAATACTTGTCTATTGTCCATATTAAAAGAATCCCATGTATAACTATTCAAACCTATTCGTTTATCTTTTCTCAATCTGCGTTTTGAGTCGCTACTAAGATAACGCCTCATCATTCCATCATTACTCATTCTAGCTAATACCTGTTCTAAAGTACGATACCCAGTTGTCATTTAATTCTCTTTGAATCATCTGCAATATTCTTGTCTTCACGCAACTCAATAAATGTCGGCAGAAACAAGCTTTCTACATTACCACCTTTATCCTGAATACGAGCATTATATTTTACTGTGGCTACTTTTCCTACAACATAGTCAACCACAAATTCCTTACGCTGCTCATCCGTGTAACCAGACCCAACATTTACTCGAATAGCACCATCATTTGACTCACAAATAAGAGCACCAAGACGACCCTTGTTTTTACCAGTACCTTCTTCCCAACCCACAATCATAAGATCACACTCAAGTTCTGCTTTGAACTTTACTTGATCCTTACTACGTTTGTCTTCCCAGATGCCAATCATGGACTTAAGAATAATACCTTCTTGTCCCTCATCCAAATACTTGTTGAATAGTTTGTTAGCAGTATACTGATTGTCAACTGTCTGTGTTTCTACAATACTAATAAGATGTCCCAGAGAAGATGCCTTCTTAAATTTTTCTACCCTGCCTACAAGCTCACTAAAACGAGATTTGTATGGAACAATATATTTGCCTAGAAGAAAAACATCATAAGGAATAGCATCCCATAATGTAGCACGAACCATTGCACCTTCATTCGCTGACTGAGTACCTTTGATTGCTTTGGTTAAGATACCATTTCCGGTCTTTCGATCAAGCGGCTTACCAGTTCCATCAACCACAAGAAGTTCGCCGTCAAATACGACATCATTGCCATAAATTTTGGCCAACCCAATAAATGCTTCACTAAATAAATCTGAAGCGATATCCAATTGCCTACCATTACGACTCCTAAATTCTACTTTACCGTTACGGATGATGGCGTTGAAGCGCATGCCATCCAACTTAAGCTGGACATATGCTGGGAACCCGATTTTGTCGACAAGCTTCTGTTCGAATCCAGAAGCCAGCATGACGGGATACGTCTTAATGAGTCCGGGCCAGATTTTATTAATGGTTGGTTCTCCGACTCCGCAACGAAGGTCTTGTTTGATGATCCGTTCAATAACGCTGGCATCTTGTGCATCAAGTGACTCCAAAATAAATTTCAAATGGTCTATTGCAGCATTACCAGTCTTGTTACGAGTGGCAAATTGCTGTTCAAGTTCTTGCATAGCCCAACCCAGTGCTGCTTTAGCCTCAGCTTTGCCAACAATATAGTTTGGGATTTTACGAATGTAATAACTAATCATAGGATCATATGCTAGTCGAAATGTTTCTTTTAACATATCATTACCAGCATTTTGCCGAAGAATTGCTTCTTTAGCTAAACGAGAATTGTCTGCAGCAAGAGCTTCAAGAATATCAAATACTTCCATTATATTACCTATCAAGAATAAAATACGTTAGCTTGGCGGTCATTCTTAAGTTTGCGCTTATACGCAGTCTTATCCTCTACAATACGAGGACGATACTTCGGCGTACGAAGATCTTTTGCTACAGGGTTACGGCGTTTTTCGGTTTTCATTAGAATCTCCACTATTTCATTATTATATAGTAAAAAGATATCCGTGTCAACCGAAGGGTTATTCATATATTGCTTATTTTTTAAGCATGAAACGGTTGAATTTCAGTATTTACATTAAAAGAGACGGCCTTATAGTCATGGGGTCTAATCATCACTGCAGTTTTGGCTACTTCTAATTTATTAAGATCATCATATACACCTACAATTTCATTGTGTTTAATACGATTGATCTTATCATGCCATCTTGCTTCTAAAATGTATAGTACTTTCATGCAACTTTTTCCATTGTAGTACTATTAGTGATTGTTTGATATAAGACCTCAAATTCCTCATGTTGCTCTACCTCAGTATTGAAGTTTTGCTTATGATATGTCTTTGCCATTCGCCTAAAAGTTTTCTTGGATAAATTCTGTTCATCACAAATGTTATTAATAGCCTCTCTAATAAAATCTCGTTCACCTTCAATACGAGTCATAGAGTTACTAATTTCCTTCATGCAATCTAAGATTGCCTTGCGGTCTGCGGGGTTGCTAATCATATAGTTTTCCTTTCAATGTCTTCTTCAATACAATCTTTACCATATTGTATTTCTACAATACGTAAATCATTTTCTGTAAAATTACAAAGTTGATGCCATTCCTGTTTTCGAATAAAAAGATGTTGATGTTTATCTAAAACTGTGTATGTTTCATCCTCGTGTTTAACTGTGGCTATACCTTCAGATACCATCCAAAATTCATTACGAGAATAATGTTTTTGCATAGATAACTGTTTGCCAGGATATACTAGCAATTCTTTTACCTTTATACCAGGCAGAGAATACAATACTCGATATACTCCCCATTGCCTAACTACCATTTCCATAAATTATCTCCTCATAGATGCAATAGCTTTAGCATCATCATCACAAAAAATAGGGACAGCATTAGATTTATGCATAGTGCCAATACCAATAATCTTAGTGCCAGTGTAAACTGGTGCCTCTTTTTTTGCACCAACACCTGCACCTGAATCATGACTCTTGATGTGAGCGTTAGTGGTTCTGCCTGGAGGCGGACCATAAGTAGGGAAAGGTCTAGTCAAAGGTCTAGCCTTGATGACCTTAGCAGTCTTATCAATTTCTGTTTTCAATTTTTGCCAATCGGATTTGAGTTCTAGATCACGCTTCTTAGCTTCAGCCGAAGCATACTTAATTTTGCGTTTTTTGCTATTGCCTAAATTGTTTAACCAAGGACCTACGAGAGCCATATCACCTCCTAATAATATAACTTAATTATAAAGTCATTAGTTTTTCTTGTCAAATGCCCTGTATTTCCAAAAATTGACCGTTCTACTATCAAATACTGGGTCTTTTGGGATCTGTGAGTGGTCTGCCCAAGTATTTTTTGGTTCGGGAGGTGGTTTTTTCCCGAAAAACCACTCCATCACTTTACAATAGTTGCTAGTTTAATTTTTGGTAATGGTTTATCAATTTGATCCTCGGATTTTGGAGGCATCAAATCAGGATATGCTTCTCTTACAATACTCTCCTTTAAAGATTTCCATTTTGTTTGTAGTTTTCTATCTTTTGCCAAACAAACCATTTCTGCCTCGGTCCAATGAATTCCTTCTAACATTTGAATAAACAAATGCTCTTTTCTAATTCTGTTTAAGTTAACACTTCTATCTAACCAAACATAAAATCTTCTAAATTCAACATACAAGTTTGATTCAGATGTACCCATGGGCAAATCTTTATTTTTCTTAAATGGCGGTTCTCCCTCAGGTAAATCCATTACAGCTCTTTCGTCGTAATTGATTTGTAAAATACCTCTAAGGACTACATTCTCGTAATCCTTTAATACCTTTATCTTTGCTTCTTTAGTTTTAGCTTTTTCAAACTCATCTAAGATTTGTGGTACAGATGTTTTCATTAAAAGTCCTCTATTAATTCTAGCATATTCTTCATTTTATTCTCAATAAAGAAGTTAAGCATTTTACTTTTGTTTTTTGTTGGACTGTTTACAAAATAGTCCACAATTTCATTTTTAAGATCTTCTGGTATATATCTAAAATCGACTAATACTTTGTTACGATTATATCTAGTAACAAATTCATCATCATTAGGCATAGTAGTAGGATCATCTAACCATGCTTCTAATTTTTTTGTTGATATTGGTTTTTGTTTAACACCGTTGACGAGACAATCATCTGCTGAGAACGCATTTGGAATTCCGTCTCCCTTGTCGCCGCGGATTGTATGTTCCAAAACATATCTCTCCGGCGTTGTGTCAGGCTTAACATATTTCTTTTGAATTGGCGAAAACTGTTTGACATTTTTATACCTCTGCAACTGAATAAAATCATGGTCACCTGAGATAACTAGAAATGGTTTTGGATCACCCTCCATAAAAGGATTTTCATTTTTAAGATCATTTGTTTGAGACCATTCTGCTAAAACAGCAATAATATCATCTGCTTCAGCCCCGTGGACATTGATAACCTTGTAAGGAAAATACTGATCAATTTCTTCTCTAATTTTATTTAGAGTTTCGAAAATTAATTTCCAGTCAAAGCCAGATTGTTCTCTAGCTTTTTTACGACCAGCTTTGTATAAAGGGAAAACCTCACGACGCCAATATTTCATGTTATCGCAGGCAATCACCAGCTCACCAAATTCATTACCAAATTTTTGTTTATAGCCTCTTAATGAATTAAGAATCATATGCCTCAATAAAGGCACATTCATTTCAACATCAGTTCGGCCACCAATTTCTGCCATTAAATTTGAAATGGCAGTTTGATTATAATCAACAACTATCATAATAATCCTTAAGTTACTGCTACTACTACGTTTCCTGTTATTGGGTCGGTGTATGTATTAGCAAGCACACCCGCTTCTAATTGCTGAGCCTCAAGCAAAGCAATATATGGTGCTAATTTATCTTTAACGGTTTCTTTTAGTGTTAAATTTAGTATATTATTTCCACATCCAGTCAATAAGTTATAAACTATGTTATTAATTTGAGTGGTAACTGCATTCTTAATTACCTTAGTGTTTATCGTCACTCTAAATGTAGTATTAAACTGATTTAGTTGTGTCTGTAGATTACTTATCTCACCTAATAGAGCTGTCACACCTGTAGCTGCTGCTATCTTATTTGTTAATGCTTGTATTACATCACCTTTTCTCAATCCATCCAACAATTGATTAATTGTTACCAAATCTAAATCAGAGGAATTAGGATCACACACGTCGCCTAATATATCCATGATACTACAATCACCTGGGCCACCGCCAACAGGCGATGCTTTGGTCACTCCTGATAATACATTGGTATTGGCTTGAAATGCTAATAATGTGGTCTTGTATGCTTGTAGTGCTATCTCTTCAGCTGAGCCAGGTGTTTCTGCTGCAATTTTAGCATTGACTGCTGTAATGGCAGCATTGATTGCCACATTTGCTGGATTTTGAAAAAACTGTGTTTGTATATCATCAACTATATTTTCAAGATCATTCAAATAATTACCTAGTACTTTTACAGCAGCAGTTATTTGATCTGCGAATTGTTTTAATTCTTGCAGTTCTTTTGGTATGATGCCTTTAGATTGAATAATAGCAGGAGCTCCTGCTATTTGAGTGAGTAAAGAAGGTCCTATTCTAGAACCTCCTATCTGAGATAGAATTAT